GCGGCTTCTCGCCATATTTACCGCAAGGGCGGGTTTTCCGCAGAAATGCTCGGTGACAAAACCGTGCGGGCGCTGATCGATGAGACATACGGTACTCTGACCAAAGCGCTCGGCGTATCCTATGAAACGCCGCCCGAGCTGACCGCAGCGCTGCGTAATAACGTGTTTATCTTCTCAGGTCTCAAAACCTATCACTCGCTTTCCGAAGTCGGCCTGTCGCTGACCAACGAGGACGGCAGTACAAAATCATTTGCCGATTTCCAGCGCGACGTGCAGGTGATCGATGCCCGTTATAACGGGAACTATCTGTATGCCGAATACAACCACGCCGTCCACTCCGCACAAATGGCCGTGAAATGGCATAAATGGGAGCAGGACGGCGATCGGTACGATCTGCAGTACCGGACGGCAGGCGACGAACGGGTGAGGGAGGCTCACCAGCTTTTGGACGGAACGACGCTGCCGTCAAGCGACAAGTTCTGGGAGAGGTATTTGCCGCCCAACGGCTGGAACTGCCGCTGCAACGTCGTACAGGTCCTGCGCGGAGACTATCCGCGATCCGACAGCGATCGAGCTACTGAGATCGGTGACGAGTACACCCGAACTCCGAAGGCGCAGATGTTCCGGTTCAATGCAGGGAAAACACTCGTTATCTTCCCGGAGAAGCACCCGTATTACAAAGCGCCGGCAAAAGCGAAAAAGATCGTCGAACAGATGGCTGCCGAAGTGCGGACACCGCAGGAAGCCGTCGATTTCATCAACGCCACGGAGGAACGCAGGGCATGGTTCGAGCGCGGATTTCGTTCACTCATTGAGACCACTAAACGCGGAGTCAACGGATATACCGATATGAACGGATTGATCGCCATGACAAAACCCCGGCTCGAGCATGTCCTCTCAGGGATCACCAAACTGCGGCAAGGTAAGGACGTATCGTTCGACGAGGCCGATGCGCTGGCGACCTTCTGGCACGAGATCACTCACAACCGAAGCAAGCCGGGAAACATGCGGACGACACGCCAGCAAACTCAATACATGGAATTGGCTAACGAGTTCGTTGCCCGGAAAACCCTGCCGGAGTTCTATGAAAGTATCGGAAGGAAAATGCAGCATCCCGAATTTATGGATGACAGGCGATCGACGGGATATAACACTATGGTTCGGAATTATTGCAAACTCATGGAAACAACAGGTGCCGATGCGTCTAAAGTATTGGACCATGTGAAAAAACACCTTTTCGAAGGGCGATACGATAATCAGGCGGAAGGGCTCATCAAAGCCCTACAAGAGAGCGGGGCGCATAGACCGAACGGGGATAAACTGAAAGTTTCGGAGATTAAAAAAGCCGTAAAACTTTGTATCGATTACGATTACAGCGAAAAAATGTATGAAAAGAATCTGCAGGCACTACTCGTCACGGAGTGATCGTAATTGCACCTGAACACAATCCAATATCTGCGAGGCAAGCATTTCATCGGAGATGAGATCGGCAAAACTCGAAAAGGTATTCCACCGCAAAGCAGGAGTATACTGAACCGCACTCAAAAACGACTCACGACTGTACCCCCCGAGTACCTTTGAAATGATCTCCGGGTCGTTGGTAAAATCGAGAAACGTCTTGTTTTCGAGATGTAAGTTGTCGTAGTCCATTGAATAAACGATGCTTTTCGCAAAAATAACGGTTTTTCTCATCCAAAAAACAAAAAATGGCTAAAAAACACGATATAATGCCCGACGTGCTGAATGACATGCGGGTCAAGCTCGCCGAAATGTTCGACAACAATTTCCGTGAGCAAGGTTTTTTCGGAGCCCGGTGGGAGCCTAAGAAAGTGCTGTCGAAAGGCGGCAGTACGACTATTTTGATCGTTACGGGAGCTATGCGTCGCGGAATCCGGGCCGAAGTCCGGGGCCGGGGTGTCGTGTTTACTTCCGATAAGCCCTACGCAGCCTTACATAACGAAGGCGGCCTGTTTCGGCAGAACGTTCCGGCACATTACCGTAGCCGGGGCGGTCAACGTTACCGCGTTCGGGCACATACCCGAACCATGAGCATGCCCCAGCGGCAGTTCATCGGCGATCACGAAAAAGTACAGCAGGCCATTACTGCTATCGTAACCCGCAATCTCGAACGTATCAGCAGAGAACTATCTAAAATTACCATAAAATGAGAAAACCACTTTACCTGGCTCTCGAACAGAGGCTGCAACAGATCGTGTACATCGACGGTGTACCGACCTTCGAACCGGACGCGGAAAAACGCAAGGACAAAAAAACAGTACTGCGGCATTTCGATTTGTGGAACCAGCACATCATCCAGCTTACTCGCCAGCGGCCATTTACCGTGCCTGCCGTACTCGTCGAGTTCGACACATTCCGCTGGAGTTATTGCGGACAACGGGTCCGGGAGGCCGACATCATCATCCGGCTGCATATCATCACAGCCACCGTGGCTACGGCTGAAACAGGAAACCGTTACCGGAATCAGGCGCTCGAACGTTTCGAGATCATCGACGGGATCACTCAGGCCCTACTGGGGTTCTCCTACGATGACGGCACCCGGCAGGCCGGATTATTCCGGGCCTATGAATCCACGACAGACCACAATCACGAGCAAGTTTGTGAGGACATCGAAAGCTGGATCACCCATTGCCGCGATGCTATGGGGGTGCCGCCTGTTCAGCCGGTGACTCAACCGCTGCGCCTCAGTATCGCCGCTCCGAAATAAACGAATCCCCCGGCCGTTTCCGGTCGGGGGATCGTCAAAACAGCGTGAGCTGCCGCCCTGCTTCGGCTTTTTCCGCCTCCCGAAGGAGGGTCGGTGGGGTGGCAACATAGTTCAGGAACGTGCGGTAACACATCGGATAAACCGGGTAAACATGGTTTCTCCAAACGGCTTTGTAGCATTTGGCCAAAACGCCCGCTTCGTAATGCTCGTTCACGATGTCGCAAACCAGTTTGATACGTCGCAGCGTGTTGATATTCCTTTTTCCACCCTTTTTGCCCATTTGCCGAAAAAATCGCTATCTTTGTCAAAACTCGACTTTAGACTCGTTAGCTGATTTTTCGGTTGGCGGGTCTTTTTTATTCCGTCTGTCCTTCAAACGGTTCGACTCGGACCGTCCCTTCGTTTACTTTCCAGACCCGGCCCCGGCCGTCACATACCGGGCAGGGAACAACGGATATTTCCGTCATTCGGACTCCACCGTGATCGGGTTCATAAGTATAGCCCCGGCCACTGCAGTTGCGGCACAGTTCGACAGCAGATCTGCGGTACTCTCGCGTCTTGTTCATTCAGCCTAATTCTCCTTCTCTTTTTTCGGTTCTACAAAAAACGTTTCGTCCTGTGTCACACAAATTCCGCACTTGAGCATCAACTCCGGCATCTGTTCCTGTTCCCGGTCGGCCAGCAATTTGTCTTTGGCCACCTCGTCGGTAGTGCGTACATACGACGGCAGGAACTCGCGCACCATTTCCAAAGCTGCCGCCCACGTGAAGCCCTTGCGCGTTTTCAGTTTCGGGGTTCCCATGCGGAAACCGAGCGTGCCGTGCGTCGTTTCCAACGACCGGCGCTTAGAGAACAACTCCTCGCGGTTCTCCGTGGCGAAGACCTGCATGGTCTCGAACGCTTCTTTTTTCTGTCCCTCGAGCTCCGCAAGACGGTCCGCATGACGCTCGCGGATAGCGACGAACTCCTTGTCCATCGATGCGGTGATACTTTGTACTTCGGCATCCGCCGTAGCATAATGGCCGAACGCATCCTCCATCTGCTCGCGCGTAATGCCCGATACGATCACTTTCTTTTCTCTCTTTGCCATTGGTATAAAAAATGAATGATTGTTATTTCGCTTCCGGTTGCTTACATATTTTCCGCATCTCAGCCTTCAGAATACCGCATTCTACCAGATCGAGGACTTGAGAGTTTTCCAAACAGGCTGAACTGATGCTGTCAATAATCCGTCCTCCGCTGCCTGCCACAAACCCGAGACCCGAAGAGGTTTTGCCATCTCCGTTATCCGAGATCGAAAAAAAAGCGACGCCGCATTTTTCGTAGATTCCGGTCTCGGTATTACTGAACAGGGTCTGCAGCTCTTTGGCGATCTGTTTGGTCCGTTCGATAAAATCGATCTTCTCGTCGGATTCTGAGGATTTCGGTTTCTCCGTCCGTGTAGGCTCGCAAACAAGGTTCACCGGTTTGTACTCGACCGCATAGGTTAATCCCGTATTCGCGTCCAGCACATTGACCGCCATCAGTTTCTGACGGCGTGGTGTCAGTGCTGCGAAAACTCTCCGATCCTCGAAGATACGCTCGTAGGGATCATGGATAATTTTGTACTCGACTTCACCGAGATTTGTGTCTGAGTTGGTTTTGAGGCAGACTGCCAGTACGCCACGTGGAATATATCCGCGACCGATAATCGATTTTTGATTGCTCATAATACTGAATGATTAAAGGTTAAAAATGTTATTCATGCACTCCGTGTCTGTCCGGGTTACCAGCTAAACTCGAGCTGCCACAGGTCGCAGTCGATCGTGTGCAGGTGGAAACCTTCCGGGGTCGCTTCCCGCGCCCATTCCTCGATCTGATCGGTATTGTCGAGCTTCTTTTCGGGGAGGTCGGCCGTTCTGACCATATCGCGCTTCTCGGCCGCGATAAACGGGTTATCCGCCCGCCATGTTACTTTTACTTTCATTGCTTTGTGGTTTTAAGGGTTAACAATCTTCTTACATTTGCCTTTGGTTTTTCAAAAAAGCGACTGCACTGGAGTAGCGCCCGCAATTCCTCTTCCTCTTGGAGTCGAGGAACGCCGTGTAGACAATCTTGACCATCGAAGTGCTACAGAGCACATAACGATTGATATGGCCATGTCCGTCGTAGAGTAACTCCGGATCGATGTAGTCATCGGCCCGCAGTTTGGCCTCCGCATTCCGAAATCTTACAAACTGTTCTTCATCCATATTCCACTCCTCTCGTTCTTGTTCGCGGAGGCATGGGAGATACGGATATTCGTCGATCGACCGGCTTATCCGGACATTCTTTCTGAACAGGCATGCCCGAATATGGATAGCCTTACGGATATAGAAGAACAATTTGGGGTCTCCAGCCTGCTCATGAGCGAGCATGTCGAGCTGCCTTTCCTCCGAGCGGCGGCAAAACGATTCCAATACATCGGCGAGTATATCTTCCGCCTCTTGCCGAATACCGAGCGCGGAACAACTGCGCCGGGAACACTGCAGCCAGTCGTTGTAGTAGCGCTCGATGTATGTCTCCAATGCCGGGATCATATCAACATACGGGTTGATGGCTCGCACGCTGCGAATAGACCGCCATGCTCACCAGTTCGTCGATCGCTTTGGAATCCTTCTGCTTGTTCAGGAAGGTGTTGTATATATTCCGCAGGCGTTCGGCCGGAATTTTGTTGAAGTTCTCGTACTGGGTGGCCCGGCAGGCGATCGCTTTGATCTGGGCGATGCTTTCGGGTTTTCCCTGCATCCGCAGCCATCCGCCGATGGCAGCGATAGCCTGTTTGCGCAAACGGTCCATCTTCAACGCATCGCTGTCCAGACGCCCCTCGAGCATCCGGCAAAGATTCAACAGGTCCTCGTTGCCGATGTCGGCCGAACTCTCGACGCCGTAACCTTCGATGATCGCCGCTTTCTCCTCTGCCGACAAATGCAGTCGGCTGCAAAGCGTGTGAAACTGCCGCAACAGCCACTTTTTCTGCTTGTCCATGATACTTTGTGCCATAACTTTGTAGTTAAGAATTAAAACTCTGCATTGTATTCTGCCGCACCTTTTTCCCATATCACGAAGTCCTCGACTCCTTCCCCCTTTTCCCGATCCTCGTAGCGCGTCGTCGTGAAAACCTTGTATCCCTCCACGTGCATTTTGATGTCCGATAGCTTACGAATCTTCTCGGCAAGGGCTGGCGACGGTTTGCCCCGGTCGTCCTCGTGCGCGAGGAATATGAACAGCTTACTCGGAAAGTCATTCATCAGTTTCAGGTAATCCGACATCCGCATGCCGATCAGACAGATTACCGAATCGATGAAGATCACATCCGGACTTTTGCGCCTCGAGAGCCGGGCCCGAAGCTCCTCGATGCCCTCTTTGTGCAGGAGGATCGCTTTCGTTCCGACCTCCTCCATGCCGACCAGGTTCCATGCTTTCTGCAGTGAGCCGCTCAGTCCCTGCTCAAGGGAGTCGAAAGCCACTTTATCGACAAAGCGAGTCAGGTACTTGGCCAGTTGCAGCGCAAACGTCGTCTTCCCACTGCCGGAGGCTCCGTAGATCAGCCATGATCCTTTCAGCTCGGGACGACCGAAAGCTGCTCGGAATGGCCCGTCGAATGGAGCTATGTCGAACTTCGCATCAGCGACATTTTTATTGCTTATCGCTCTGCCCATTCAAACACCGTTTAATTGCCGTTTGAAGCCTCTTTTTTCGCTGCATGGACCAAGCGTTTGACTCGGCGCAGGTCGCACTCGCTGTCGTCGATGATCTCCTCGATCTTGGCCCTGTCGGCGATGCCGTTGGCTATGCAAACGGCCGCGATGTCCGTTCCGTTTACCACCGGCATCGGAATGAATTTGCGGCCCACACGCGAGAAGATCTCCTTGTACCCCTTCCGATTCGCCTTTACCCCGCGCGTAATGCGCTTTTTGAGGTAGTCCGTCGCGCAGATGATAATCGCACAATGGTCCTCCAGTTTGTTATACAGCGAAATGAAGAAGTAAAGGACTTGATCGCTCAGTTTATCGGCCTCGTCCAGTACGATGATCGGGGTCGCTTTTCGTTTGAGGTTCAAAATGGCCTCGGACATCATTTCGGCAACCGTGCTGCCTGTGGCCTCGACGCCCATTGCCTGCAGCAGCTCCGTGAGGAACTGTTTACGGTTCCAGTACTCCGAGCACGAGAGCGCAAACACATCGCGGTGACTGCGAGAATAACGCTGGATAGCTTGGGATTTGCCGCAGCCGGCGTCGCCTGTGACGGCCAAAACCAGCGCATTCTCCTGTGCATCGGCAAGCAGTTTGTACATGCGATTGTATCCTTCGGTCTGCACAACCACCCATTGCCGGGCATCGTAGCCGATTTGCGCTGCAATGTTGCGCCACATTTCATCGGTAATCAGCTCCCAGTTACTGTTGAGAATCTGTGAAAGGGTGGCGGCGCTGACACCCTTGAGCGTGGCCGCCGCTTTGTTCTGACTGCCCTTAACCTCGCAATATTCCCTCAATAGAGCCGCTATGGCTTGTTTTTCATCGGTTTTCATATCAGTACAGATTAAATATCGATTCTTCTTTCTTTTTCGGTTGCGGAAGGGCGTTATCCTCCACCGGTTTGACCTCGATGGCTTCCACGTCGACAGCGGCAAGGCGGCGGGCATTGCGCCGGTCTTTATGCTGTCCGCGTGAATCGCAGAGTACGGCACGGGCCAGCGTATTGTCCAGTTGTGGATTGTGTGTGAATAGCTGCTCGACGTGTTCGCCAGCAATGGCGATCTGTCCTTTGATGTAGCCTTCGAGCTGTTGATTGTGCCGCTGTACACGGGCGAGCTCGGCGGCATCGCCTTCGGTTCGTTCCACCAGCGCCATCGGTTGCACATACTTGCTCTCGAGCAGGAACCGTAATGTTCCGTCGTCATTGACCGCCAGTACATGGTCGAGGTTGTCCGGGTCGTACTTTACATTCCAGCGCACATGCGCGTACTGACGGAACCGCGGATCAAAACAGTCGTAGGAACAGCGGGCCCCGAGTAGCTTCACGTTCAGACCCGAACCCTCGAGGGCGTTCTTGTAGCCTGTCTCAGCTCCGAAATTGAGTAGGTATTGATCCAGCGAGAGAGGCAGACGGCGCTCCTGCGGGACATTGGCCCACAACTTCAGATATTCCTCCCGCTTGGCAGCACGTTCCGAGGCTATGATCTGCTCGATCTGGGCCCGGCAACCGGCCTCGTCGGGAAACTCTTTGCGACGGGCATTCAGCGCATCATTGTTCGGCTGTCTTTTTTTGTTGGAAGTGATGCCAAAGCCCGACCAATTCCGGCAGAACTGGCAATAAGTTTCGTTCAGATATTTGAAGTACGGCTCTACTGGCTTCGATTTCGCATTCTTTACCTGTGCGGGCGTAACCTTGTCGCCGACGAGCTGGTAAAAGGGAAGCATTGTTTTCAACGCATAATGATCGCTCTGTACCTGATTCGAGCGGTAACGCTGGCCGAATAGTTCGGCGGTATGGTTTACGGCATTTTTAAGCGCCGCTTTAATCAGTTCCGGTTCCTCTTGACGTCCGATAGCATAGCCGATCGGGTAATTACCGCACGGATCGAGAACCACAACTATCGTGAGTCGATTAGAATAGGTCGTAGTGGTATATCCCCGTTTGTCCGTTTCGGTTTTCTGAAAATACAGCTCGACATCCCAGCCGTCGAGGCTCCACATATAAAGCGGGAGGGATGGTCGACGACGTTTTACCTGCATTGAAAGATGGTTGCGGAATTCGGAGGCTCCCAAACGTCCGGCTGCAGTTTCAAGACCCCAGCGTTTCGCCCATGTTTTGACAATAGTGGTGCGATCAATGGTGCCCCAATTCATTCGCTCTGCGACGGCATTGTACATATTGGTTACCTGTTGCAGATTCAGGTTCTGCGAATCGGCCATCAGTGTTTTCAACAGTGACTGCTGTTCTTCCGTGCGAACGATCGCGGCATTCCGTGTCCCGAACTTCCCTGTAATGAGTACCTCGTAATTAGGCCGGCCTCCTTTAAAGAACAGGTTGAACTTCTCCTGCAGGCGGCGCGGATTCTCCGGTAACGTGTGCGGATATTTGTCCCCGATGCGCCGGAGGGCTCGGGCGGCTCGTGACCAAAATTCTGACCGCGTGATCCGGGGACGGCTTTGGCGCAAACGCTGCGAGTCCGCCTTTTCCAGCCGGGAGCGGAACGCCTCCAAGATGGCTGCATTGTTCGAGTACTCCTGCTGTTTCGCATAACTCAGTCCCCGAACCCCGTCAACCTTATATTCTGCATAGAAGTTCATGGCAAACCCGTCCGGAACGATCTCGTCGATAAATTCTTTGCTCTCAGCCTGTGCCTGCAAATCGGGCTGGGTCTTGTATAACTCGTTCTTGAGGTGGATGGGAAAACTGTCCACGGCGAACAGCGCTTTGCGGTTGTTGCCGCCGCGCTGCAACTGTTCGATTTTACCGCGAGCGACATTCTGCCGAATTGCCTCTTGGCTTATAATGCCCTCGAGGTCGGTATATGTTGCACACAATCTGCCGTTATAAAGTTCCATTTTTCTCTTATTGCTATGGTTCCCGTGCCGGTATCGCTCCGGGTAACGCCTTCCGCGTTCACGGGAGAAATCGCTATATTTGTTCTCTCAACCACAAATATTTAGCGATATGAATAGTTCTGATGAATTGGCTATGCGTTTCTGGGCGATTATGGCCAGCATGAAAGCGTTGAAAAAAGCCCTGACACCCGAGCAGCTTGTCATCTACAATGCCTCGATAGAGGAATCTAAACGGAAGTTCGTAGGACTTTATCCAGACATTGCCCAAGAGTTTCAAGAACGCATCGATGCGCTTCTTCCCTGATGCGGGTTTCTTCTTCTCTCAGAACTTCTCGTATGATTGGTGCGAGAAGTTTTTTTATCCATTTGCGTATCATAACACTGATTTTTGAGCATACATTTCGTTCCCGTGCCGGTATCGCTCCGGATAACATCTTCCGCGTTCACGGAAGATAAATCCACTATTCCGAGAATCTGGGATAAAAACCGTGTTTCAATACAAGGTTTTTCCTATCCAGATGTTCGGCAATTCCTATAATGTCATGGGCAAAATTGAAATCATCGGCCTTCAGCAGATCGGCCAAGCGGAGCCTACAAATGTGGTTGTGCGTAGCTACTATATCCATTGCTCGCGATACGGAATCTGCATTTGGCCACATTTGACGTACGCGCCGTTCAATTTTAAGAACAAGGGAATGTTCTTCTTGCGTGAGGTTAAAATTCAGTTGCATATAGATTATACTCTGTTATTTGCTTGTCTTAAAAACTGCCGTGATTGCGAAGCTGCTACCTGCAAAGTCTGCCAAGACGATTAGCAGTGGCCATTGTGGCTGAGGGTCTGCATAGCCACAAAGAACCATTAGCGACAGACACCACCACAGGCCGACCAGTTTGCACCTCATGGGCAGTGCGACGAACTCCCGGCCCAGTAACCGAATCATCCAGTATTTCACAAAGCGTTTCATGGCCGTCAGAGTTCTATTCCGCAGCTTCTGTCAGGTTCTCCACAACATTATCCGCTGCTGTCATCGCCTCATCGAGGTACTCGATCACCGTCTGGGCCCGATCTCCTTTCTCTCCGTCTTGGAAGGCTTCCGGCATGTTGTTGTAATATTCTTCCTCCTCGGTTCTGATCTCCTCGATTTCCATTTTGGCTCCCTCGATTCTATCGATTAGTTCCCGGAGGGCCTTTCTGCGTGTATTATTCATGGCTGGATGGTTTTTTCGTGTTGTTTTTGATTGCTCCGCCGCGATCGATTGCCAGCTTGCGGATTTTCTTGGCCAGTGCCGTATTCGTCTGACCGCTCAAGGCTTCCCCCACAGTTTTGCGGGCTACTCCGAGTAGTTGTGCCAGCTTGACAACTTCCCCATGTTCTACAAGTACTTTCGCCATAAGACTCAATTATTTTACTATATTTGTCCGGGTGGTTACATTCATAACCTCAATGCAAATATATAGACTATTGTTTATTTAGTCAAGCGTATTGTAAACTTTTTTCTATTTTCCCATGAAAGCTATAAACCGAGTATTCGAATACATAGACAAAAAAAGGCTGAAACCCACCCGATTAGAGAAAGAAATTGGGTTGTCCAATGGGTATTTACGAACTCAAGAGAAACGAGATGCTGATTTGGGAGAAGGTGTGCTTCTGAAAATATTAGGCTATTGTTTAGATATGAACCCTGTTTGGCTACTGACAGGGCAAGGTGATATGCTCAATACTCCTCCTCAACCAACCCCAGAGCGCGGAGAAGCTCCGATCGCCTATAAATCAAAGGAAGGTATTCCCCTGATCCCGATCGATGCGATGGCCGGGGTCC